ATACAGAGCCTTCTTCACCACGAAAAAATGCCATGATTTCAATAAAAATTTACTTATAACAATATATTACCTTGAAACTGCAACTTTCACAGTTATTTTTTCTTCTTTTTTCGTCTATGTTGATAAGTTATCTTTTTACTGCTGGTTTTTTCTCGCTTGAACCTGGCTTTTTCGGCTGCTGTCATCTCTCCGACAGTCTTAGGTGTCTTACTTGATACGCGATTTTTAGGTCTACAGGCAGGATAACCTCGTTTTTCGCCCTTTTTTCGGCCGCAGGGTTTGCCAGTTTTGACATCTACCCAGTTTTCCTTGAACCAACGGGTTAATCCGCCACTACTTCTTGCCACGTTTTTTCTCCACTCGGTAAGTACCGCCACGCTTTTTGTACTCTCGTACAAGCCACGCATTAGCATAAGCACTTGGGTAAACCTTAAATTTACGCTTTGCCTCTGCTTTTACTCTGGAGTATAACGCTTTATTTACAGGAACATTCACTTCTCTTCTTGCCTCCCTTCTTTTTCTTTTTTTTCTTTTTCATACCTGTGTGGTAGGGCATAGTAAGAATTAGGTAACTCTTAATATATTCTAAACGAAGTCTGGCCTAATGTCTCTGGTTTGGCAAGGTTGAATTGTTGCAGACAAAGATACCCGAAAGCGTCAAACGCATGATCAACTCCCAGATTCTTATTTGGTAGTCCAGTATTAGGGGCATAAGTCAGAGTTCTAAGTGCTTTTATCAATTCTTTACATCGTGGGTGGATAAATGTTCTGCGGTTTCCATTCGCATCGTACAAAGCTGTATTCACTGATGTAATCTTATCCCTGATCTTCCACGGGGATTTCGGACTCATAACCGTAAATCCACTCCTCCTCAAAATATTGTGGTCCGTAACACCGACTCCACTGGTTTTTCTCGCACTACCCGTGGGGTCTGGACACGCAATTATTCTTCTATCCACCCCGTATCTTCTGATAACTTCCTCCGCAAAATCCCAGGTGGTTGCTCCACCCGTCAACATGATCTCGTCAAATACATAAAGACAGTCGTTATGTTTCACCGCACAGATTCCCGCCATAGGGTCAACGTTAAAATCCAGCCCCAAAATTAATGGCAACATCTGTAAATCCTCCACCTCGCTGCTGATATTGTCATCGTCAAAACTGACCGCCACCAATCCAGTAAGATTCTCGAAACTTGCCTCAAATTCCTGCTTGAATGTTCTGCTATCCAGTTGGGCCTTGGCTGCCTCGACTTCCTCTGCTGGAACATTGCCCCCGTC